CCTTAATACTTTTTAGTGCCTTAGAGGCTTTATCTCTGGCAGATAATGTAAGTTCAACTTTATTTTTTGCCATCTGCCGCCATCCTCAACTTTGCCAATCTTGCCCGTTCGCTGTTGACAATCTTCATACCCTGAATCAACAACGCCGGCTGGTCAAAGTATTCTGTCGGTTGTATTTTATCACAAAGGTCAATCATATTCAAAAGCTCATAACTCAATTCATCGATAAGGGCAACAGGACATATCTCATGTCCTGAACCGAATAAGACGCATTCAATTTCTGTGACGTTGGGTCTATCGAGGCGGAGTTTATTGATATATTCGCAAATATCAGCAAACCCTGTAAACCGCAGTTTGATACGGTTGCCTGAATCATCGGTGAGGTACGAATTAATCTCGACTTCTTTTTCGCCATACACTTCATGCAAACACTTTTTCCTTGTTTTTCCCTGACAGCTTGCGCAGTTAAAGTCCTGTAATTTTGCCGTTGATTCATTTGACAAATAGTCCTGTAACTGCACAAGCAACTTCAGTTTTTTGCTTGCGCCTCATTCATGTTCGTATTCGCCTTAATAAAAACCAAGAGTTCATTTCCATCATCTATTGATAAGCTTGACAATACTTCAGTAACAGACTTGTCTCCGACATTGTCAATCGCTTCTATTCGGCCAATCATATAATCAATCCATGATCGTTCGTATGTGGCTTGTGATAAATCGGGAATCTCGAATAATCGAGCCAATCCCAGTGAATTGCGCCATGTCGCTGGCTTAATGTGAAACGTTGTCGGCTTGTCTGAACCCTTTTCAGATTCAGGTATAAATTTAATTGTTGCTTTGGTATCGATTAACTTAATCATCGATCCTCCATTGTTTTTAATCCGGTGCTGGCCAACTCAAATCTTGAGCATCAGCTAATTCTATTGTTATTAATTCTTCACTGTTTGCTAAATCAGAAGCCCCATATAGATTTAATGTTACATCTTCCGTTTCATTCTCTACAAGACCCGCAGGCGGTTGGAATACACCCTTAACCGCAAACGATAAATAACCGTCAACTCCAGTTGAACCCCACGTCAATACAATATCCTGCTCTGAGCCGGAGTCCATACTACCGAGTGCAGTCCGAGCATTAGCATCCCAGATGACCGTAACCTCATTTGTCACACTCCACGAGGGCAAGGCTATATTTGCCCAAGTGCCGCCTGACCCGCCGACAGGAATAGCATTGTTTTCAATAGACAGTTTCCACTCTTTTAAAACACAAGCATTGCCACCCACCGTAAAGGTTACAACATCGTGAAAATTAAAAAAGGTTTGTGTTGATTTAGTCCACGTACCAGAAGGATTAGCGGTTCGAGTAAACGCTGTCTTGGCGCTCATCAGTTCAACCGATACGGCCAGATTGCCATCATTAGCATCCGCAGACAAAGACAATTCAATCTTTTTAGCAATACAGCTTATCAGTCTTTCCGAATGTGAAGCAACCGGCATGTATTTCATCAAGGTCATAAACAGACCTTCATTAGCGACAAAATCCGGCACTTGAGGCGTAGTCGGCAATGTAAATGTTTTTTGATACGGTGTAGTTTCACCCTCTGTAACCCGCTGCATAACCATATACAGCCAGTAGCCCAGTTCGGTCTTTAAGGCTTCTGTTGCGATAGTTGCGCTATGAATAGAGCCCTTGGTATCAACAGCAATACTGCTTATATCCGGCATGCGTTGTCCAATAGCCTGGTCTTTCGGCCTAAACTTCAAGTCCTGATTGATTGTGAAATTCGGACAGGATAATTGAATAAAGGGGGCATCGTCGGCAATCGCTGTGCCGTATGTAGATTCTTCAGCAATACCGTATTTAACTTCTTTACCTGAATATATATCACCCATCTTTTTTAACTCCTTTCACCGGCTTTTGGGATTTAACAAGCTCGGCATAGCCGCCTTTGACTAAATAGTTAGCCGCATCGTCTTGAACCTCGACATCCCTTAAAGCCTGAAGTTTTTCGTATTCCTTGCGGTTGATTTTCCCCGGTATGGTTAGCTTCCTGATTTTGTTAATCTTTGGCAGTCCTCTTATTAACATTTTAATCTCCTTACGCTTGTGTATGGTCTCTATGTAAACTTATATCAAAACTATAAGACCCGCCGACTGTTTGAGATTCCTCAAACTCAACCGGCCAGGTCATTTCGCTTGTGCTGTAATCAGTTGCTATATAGCCTGTAATATTTGTTTTAAAATAACTGCGCCCGTTTGTCATAACATAATTCATTATCGAATTTAATAGTTGTGATATTTTAACCGTATCGACATAAGAACCCTCAAATGCAAAGGCTGTATGGATTCGGATTTCACAGTTGAGATTATAGATTAAAGTATATACGCCGCCGGAAGCTATTGCCGATTGTTCGGCTATAATATCAGACTCGCCCTCGCCTGATAGCTCTACTGTAATAGCCGGCATACTTGCCGCCGGTATAATTGTCTCATGCCGATTATATACAGCTAAAGGTTTCGGGTCTGTGCTTGACATAGCAGTCTTTAAATTGTCCATAAGCCCCTTAACAGCTCCTCTGACATCATCAAATATATCTGTGCCATATATCGTAGCCATTTAAGGGTCACTCCTTGTATAGTAATAACCAATGTCAATATTCAACGTAAAATTAACTTTATCACTGCCCTTTTCTGGCTGTTCAATATCGCCATCCTTAACATATAAAACATTACTACCAAGGTTTGCGCTATTGAGATATTTTCTAATATTATCAATCAACAGGCTTAAGTCATCACCATGTAGTTCAAGACCAATACTGATTATTGAGGTATTATCGCTGGCAAATCGCTTAATAAGAGTATCGCCTTTATCGATTATGCTAATGGCCGGTGTGCCTTGATTGCGGAGTGCCGAATCCGGTCGCTTGACCTGATTAACAGTTACAATACTTAATCCATAACCATTAGCCGCCGTAATTGTTTTTAATCCGGCTTTGAGATTATCAAATATTGTTTGCCTAACTCCGCTCATGCCTTGACCACCCTGCGAATAGCTTTATCGAAAAAGCCATGAATCTTTTTCATTGATTGGTCGATTGATTTACTAAAGTATCGCCTTGCTCTTAACTTTACACTCCGAGCACGTCCAGCCCTGCCACCGAACTCATGTATTGCGGCATAAACTAATTTAGTTCCTACTTTGCCGGTAAGTTTAGTCAGTTGCGAATGTTCTATGTTAAACGAACGCCTTAGTGTGCCGGTATCAACATTTAATAATTTATTTGATATGTTATTCTTGACCTTGCTATGCACAGCCATCAACGATTGATTAATAGCCTTAGATGCTTCTTTCGGGCATGCCTTAGCTACTCTATTGAGCTTTGCCTGCACTTTTTCCATACCTTTTATTTTAATACTACCTTTAACCATATAGCCGCCTGTAAGGCTTAAGCAATTCGATTACCTGTTTAGGAATAGTCGATTGATCATAAGTAAAAGCCTCATCCCCAAATACATGAGTGTCAACACCATGTAATTTGCTCTGGACTCTTTGAAATATTACTGCAATCCAAGTCTTAATACCAAGTAGTAAATCAGCCGGTATGTTTGCCAGAGTATATCCGGCAGTATAAATAACCTTGTAGAAATACGGACTACTATCAACCCACCAGCCGTTAACATGAATCAACTGGCCAGCATCTGAATCTTTAATAAAATCTGTATTCTCGGTTAACTCAAAATCATAATCAGAAGCTTCCCAGCCCTCAGAATTGTTGCGCTTATCATGAACCGATGTAACGCTAATGATAGGCCATTGCTTTAATTGTAGTATAGGAGTATTGTTGCCATTGTAATACTCAGTCAATGCCGCCGATGATAATATCTTGCGATTAAGATATTTTTCAATCGCAGCCGAAACACCATGAATAAGATGGTCTTCCAGTAAACTCCTTTCATCCGATTGAAGGGTATCCTTATTTAGAATACCCTTCATATCGTCAGATGTAAGCAATAATCGGGAGCTCATTTACCTTTGCCCTTTTTATTCCAGCCTTTCGGCTTGAATTTCTTTAAGAGATTATCACCGGTAGGTTTACTGCCTTCGCCTTTATCCTTAATCGGCATCTTGATTTCAGGCGCACCATGAATCATTTTATCTGATTCAGGCTTAACGCCCTTAACCTCGACAAAAGGTGATTCATGTAAGCCTAACAAGCGGACAGCATCTCCATCTTCAAACTCACGGACATCACCATCACGCCAGATTTCACCCTTGCCTTTCCATGTCGGCCTTTTCTTAGTAGCAACAAATTTAATAAACATGTTGCCACCTATGCCGCATCGTGCCAGATAAATATATGCTGGTCGTCTGCCGTTGTTGCACTCGGAGCTATTGTATCAGTTCCGGCAGTATAGGTAATCGTATTGCTCAAAGAGGCAATAGCCGCCTTGGTTGTGATATGAATACCCGTAACAATTGTATCCGATGTAGTTATGCCTGTTGCTGTTATTGCCGTTGCATGACCATCAGCAACCAAAAATTGATAATTTGGATTTGGAATACCGGTTCCACTTACATCGTGATACCAGACCCAGAGATGGTCGTTGTTCGTAGCAATCGAGCACACCAGCTTATCGGCCTCAGCATGCGTGCAAAGATGTGTTATATCGTCGATAGTGCTGACTTCAGCGGCAGTAGATACATGAAACACTGCAATAACATGGTCGGCAACCGCCAGGCCAGTCGCTGTTAAATCAGCACTGGCATTACCTCCCGTTACAAGCATCTGCTTCAGGCAAGGCTGGCTCAATATATGCGCCCCATTGCCCTGGTTGCGATACCAGAACAACATACCTTGCCATATATCAGATGTTGGAGCAGTATCGTTCGTGATATAGCCTGCTCTTGAAATTGAAACGTTTGCCGTAACATCGGCCAATGTCGCAATCGTGCTCTCGGTATCCCATTCAAGACAGCCCAGTATTTCATCACCAGGCATGATAAGCCCCACTGGATCTTTAGCCAAAACGGGCATATCAATATCTTCAGCCACACCTCTAAACAGGCTTATCTGTAAATCTATTTGATGTCGTGCACTCATTTAAAATTCTCCTTTCATTTATTTTAATTCAACTTAATTCTGTATATTATAGCCAATCGATGTCGGAGTATCAGTTGAAGGCACCATCTTCTGAAAATCAATGCGCTGTGATGCAACAACAGCCTTCTGTTGTGTCCAGACATAATTAGCCTGCTCGACCGTATAGATGCGCCTGTCACCTATCATCCAGCCATCTGGATTAAGATATATAATCGCATTGTGAATGTTGTCCGATGCACCATTGACACCATTAGGATCAAGAACTTCTCTGCTGTAAGCCGACGGCACAATGTCACAACCAAGAGCATTTGGCAATTTACCCTTCTGCGCTACAATGTTGGCCAGAACGCTTGAGGCCGTTAAATCAGAAAGAGCAAGAATCTTAAAATATCCTTTTGGCGATACAATCAAAAAGCCGTTGCCGGCAATCGCATATTTACCTGCTGCCTCAAGGATAGCTAAGAGCTTTGCATAAGTAAGCGTGCCTGATACATCGTATTTTGCGCCGGAGGTATTCAAGGCGTCATAACGCAGGCCATCAAATATTTTTCTGATATCGGAAGCGCCTAATGCGGCAACATCTGTATCTTGGTGTGTGCTTGAGTTATCACCGTTGATAAGAGCATTCTCTTCACCGTTAATCAAAGCCTTCATCAAGGTTTTTTTCATAAACGGCAAGATAGCGATTATCGAATCTTCAATTTCCTCATTTGAAGTCCAAACCCCAGCACCCATGCTCTGTGCCGTAAATGTGATGTTAGAGGTTGTCGGGGTAGATGCAGTAATCGTATTAGCGTTTGAATCTGAAATCGCCTCTGAAACGATATAAGCCGTACAATCAGTGGTCAGCAAAGGCCAGACGTAAGATTTGGTTGGCTGTGAAAATCGGGGAATCCTCTTGGCTAAACCACGCTCAAGCTCTAAGCCTTCTTGCAGTATAGCCGACATACCAGTTGGCAACCATTCGTAACCTTCACCGGCAGTTTCAGTATCTAAGGCCTTCAGGTGTTCTGCTAAAAGCAATTTATAGCGATTATACACTTTGAGCTTTGAGGGGTCTTCCCTCCAAATTAATTCTCCCGTATGTCCTGTTTTCGTCATGCCAAGATAGCCGCCGACAAACATCAAGTCGTCTGAAGCCTCCTGTAACTCTTCAAGTAGGTGTTTTTGATTACCTAACCCAACAGAGTTAGCGGCCTTCTCGTAATTCTCATTGATAAGCATGGATTTGAATACAGCCGGATTATCGAGGTTCTTAGTCATGCCGAGTCTTTTAGCCTGCTCAACGCTGGCTAAATCAGCACCGGCCTTCGGCGGTTTGACCCACTTCTGCGCAATCTCCTCGTGTATCTTTTCAGTAGCGGCAAGTAAGGCGGCAGTTGATTTCTCTTCAAGTGCTTTTAGGTCTGATTCTTTGACATTGCCCTTAACCGCTTCCTGAATATCAGCAAGGGCTTTATGCGCCTTGTCGATTGATGTAAGCCCCTCTTTAATCTTTTCAACATCTTCCTGTAATTTTTTCAGTTCTACTTCTGGCATTTCGTTTTCCTTTCCTTTTAGCACCGGTTCAATTTTCGGTGCGATATTAATTGATTTCAATTCTATTCCCAGCCCTTTAGCTGATTCTATTAAGGCCGTTGCATTAGCCGGCACATTCACTAATGATATTTCAAATAAGTCAAGCTTCCTTATCTTGCGAATGATTTCTTTTTCCTGCTCAACATCAACTGAATCCACAATCCGAAAGCCGATTGAAATACCTTTGAGTATGCCCTCTTTTACTAAAGCCCAAATATCATCAGCGGTTTCAGAAATCTTGGCTTTAATCCATAAGCCTTTGCGTTTGATTTCATACTCCACAATTTTACCGATAGGCAGTCCCATATAATCATGCCCGTATTGCAAGACAGGATTTTTCATATAGGTTTCCATTGTCTCCGCAAAGGCTTTTGGTTCAACTATATCACCCTGTCTGTCAATATCTTTAGTTGAAGCATAGCCTGTGATTATTCGTTCGTCGGTATCGGCTTTGATTTCAACGTTGCATAATTTATATAACTTTTTATTCATTACTCTCCTTTCCTCAATCCCTTATTTCTGCCGTCCATGAGCAACGGCAATTAATTACATCTTCAGGTAATCCGTTTGAATCGTTAGGATACATCATCAAAGACGAGCCAACTCTAAACGCTTGATTATACGGTATAGGCGGCTCAAGACCGGCGGCATAATGAGTTTCCCTTACCCTTGTATCAGGTGTGGCAATCCAACTCTTATGAGTAGCCCCAGCTTGCCCGAACCCTGCATTAGCTCCGGCATTGACGCAGTTACCTATTTCGGTTCGAGCTATCGTCATCGAACGTGCTTTCGTAAAATCAGCAAACTTTTCAGCTATACGCTTGCTTAACTCCTGAACGGTAATACCTTCCTCATAGGCCTGTGTTAGCAGTTCACCAATAGCAGTCATTGTGGATTCAGTTACATGAGCTACAAATACGCCACCGTACTCCTCAAGCCAACGCACAACCTCGGGGTCAGTTAAATCAAACGTAGCCGATATGTCTTCACCCTGCTTTAATGATTTACCGTTATTCAACTCATCAAATGAATTTTGGCCTGCACCGCTGAAAGCTCTATCAAATACAGGCTTTGCAATTTTGATTAATTCCTCCTCCTCTTTGACCTTGTCGAATAATGCTTGATTTTCATTTACTGTATCCTCGTTATCTAATTGCATTAAGTTTTGTAATATCCTATTTTCTTGACCCTTAAAATACTTTCTCATAACCCGATACATTTGCTCTTCCATTTTGCGCCGGAAAGCATCGTTCTTGACCCACTTGGCATTATTGATTTCCTTTAGTGATTTAACAATGCTCTTTTCCGGAGGCATAGCCCCAATTCCTATTTGTTGCGGTGACCTCAATTCATCACCGCCCTCTAACGGCTCAAGATTATAAAACTCTGCCCTGGCTTCATTGGCTGTATATACACCGCCACCGACTAACTTGGTAGCCCTGTCAGCTTTCTCGTTCTCATCCTCTTGTAATGCCGATACACCCGATGTGTCAAACTTCATCCATAGTTCTTTATCTGTCCATTTCGGTATCTGCAATTCATTCATCGATGTTTCGTAATGCATCATTATCGGGATTAAAGTTTCTTGCCAGAATAGCTTTTTCTGCATCATGGCATTTGCGTAATTGGCATACTCAAACAAACCAACCTCGGCCGGTGGTGTGCCGAATAGCGATATGATTTCCTCTCGGTTTAATTTAATCAATCCGAGATATTGTAAGTCTTTGGGTTTTCGTAAATCCGGCAACGGCTTCAGGCCAGCCCAAAACAATTCCATCTTGTGTGACTTTTCATAACCTTGATGGTCTTTCTTCCATTGCTCTTTGATTCGCTTATCAGTTGCTTCATCGTAGGCAGAATCGGTTGAAAGCATTAGGCCAGCACTTGCATCATTTTTAAAAAACCGCCTATTATAATCTCTGGCGTAATAATCTGATTCAATGGTTTGTTCGGCAATAGTCATAGGCGCGAGACCGTAATATGGGTCTTCGGGGTTGAACGATTTAAAGTGGACTATTTCGCTCGTTGTATATTTCTTTTGCTTCCCGTTACCAACATTCAACACATAGCCATCTATAAAATCATCCCTGCCGGGTACAACTTTCATTTTATCAGAAGGCAGTAACCAGATTTTAGTTTTGTTTTTAACCGGCTTATCATCAAAGCTCAATTCGTCTAAAGCCCAGTAAGCCGACCCTGTTGCTAACAAACTCCATGTAGTTGAAATCCATAAATCTCGATGAGTGCAATACGGATTAGGTCGATGTATCATGTCGCTTATCGGGTCGCTGGCAACCTCCTTTTTGTTACGAATACTTAATAGCTTCAAAGTTCTTTTTGAAATCAACAACCGGAGCTTTGCCGTTTGACATATAGTCTTGAACTATTGCGGCAGTATATCTGGGGTCATAAGCCTTTGCCATCCTTACAACCATTCGTTTAAACCAATTCGGTGTTATACGCATACGGTTGTTATCCTCGGCAACATATCGCCTATTGTATCTTTAATTCTCATAGCCATATAATCATAGACCTCACAATGAAAGTAATGGTCTGGATTACCGCCCTCGTCCCATATATATCGAGGCGGATTTTTAGATTCATCGAGTATTCTCGTTGGAGCTTCAAGCTGTTCTAAGTATTGACCATTATCGATTGATTTAAAATTCTTGGGCAGTTGATTGTTGCCCTGTAATATATCCGCAACCATTGCATCTATG